CGGATTGACTTCGTTGAGCGCTCGCTGCAGGAACGGCCTGCCTTGGACCACGACGCGCTTGCCGGTGCCCCAGATCTTGGCCGTGAATCCGTTCTCAACAAGGTGCGTGTACTTGCCGGGATTAACTCGGACCATGACATTCCGCTGCGCTTGCACGGTTTTTTGGGGTTTGTAGTACGCCATGAATGCCATGGCATACATGCGACGACGAGGACCGACCACGGAGTAGATCGAGCCGGTCCTCTTGTTGACGCCGATGCGGTAGCCAATGGATTTCTTGAGCTGGCCGCTGGCTCCGTACACCGGCATCTTGCCGTCCTGCGTGTACACGAATTTGCGTAACTGCGGAGCTTTCTGTCTGGCCGCCGCGACCGCAATAGGCGACACTTTCCGCGCCGCTGTCTTAAGCGCCGCCTTGAGCTTGTTCGGACCAATTGATTTGAGAAACGCCAGCGCGTTGCTCAAGCCGGTCAGCTTGGCGGCGGCCCTGCTGCTCTGGCTGTTAAACCGGACCGCCATCACGCACCCGTCCTTTCGGTTGCGGTGATCTCCAGCCAGCGGTTGCGCTCATCGAGGTTGCGCACAAATTGAAAGTTAAACTGCCTAGAGCTGAAAAGCGCTCGATGCGTTGCCGCCACATCGCTGCGGTAGCGGATGGTGATCGTGTGCGTCTGCTGCACCTGCATCGCCTCGGCGATCGTGTTTTCTTGGCCGCTGGCCGGGACCACCGAGGCGTAGACCGTGGCGTAGGTGGTCCACGACCGCGTCGCTTGGCCGTAGGCGTCGATCGTGTCGACAGGCGACTGCAGCTCGATGCGTTTGCGCAGCTCGCCAATGAGAGTCACTGGTAGTCACCCATCTGGTACAGGCGCAGGATTGAGTCGACGGCCAGCGGTATCTCCGTGGCAATTGTTCCTGTCACCACCGCCTCGCGGTGTTCATACCAGTGCGCTGCCAGCAACTGGATTGCCGTCTGGAGCAGCGGCGGACACGCGGCGGCATTAGTGCCGTAGCCGACCACGAAGTCCACCTCGACGGCATTGCTGCGCCCTGGTTGAGTATGCGGCCAGTAGGTCATTGGCGGCAGTTGCAGGCGCGGAGGATTGCTGTCGAGGTCGTGGATGTAGTCGGTGTCCTTGATCAGGGTGGTAAGCGTCCCGGCGCTGTTGAAGTAGCGCACCCTCGGCATGTCGTAGGCGTAGCCGTCGGCAGTCGTGACATACACGGCAGGACCACGCGGTAGCTCTACCGGCGCTCCGACATAGGTGTCGAAGTTGTAACGCCATGTGCGGCGCATGGTCTCGTATGGAGCGTTGAAAAACTTTGGCTGCTCGAGCGGACCACCAGGGAAGGTGTCCAGCATCATGCGCCAGGTGGTGCGCACCAGAGAGCGGCGGATGTACCGCTCGACATGATCACGAGCTGCCGAGATAAGTCCGGATATGAGCGTGTCATCGCTTGAATGATCGACGCGGAGCCAGCTCTTGGCCGACGCCAAGGTCACTGGCTCCGCTGCGGGTGGCGTGAGAACGGAGAGCGCCACGATTACCTCCGTTCCTTGGACTTGCTCCTCTTGGCTTCTCCGGACTCAGCCTCAGCCTCGGCCGGCACAGGGATGGCGTATTCGGCCTCGATCAGGCGCTTGCCTTCGGCCGCGTCAACCTCGATCAGGTCGCCCGGTCGCCAGGCGAGCGTGTCACTCGCCAGGCCGACCAGCAGTTGCACTTTCATCTCAGTCCCTCCTCGGGATTAGGCCTGAGTAAGGAGCTTGATGGCGGCGCTGGTTAGCACCTTGCTGTCGCACCGCTGGAACGCAGTGAACGCCACTTGACCGTATTCGGCGTACCTCTCATCCATCCTGACGACCTGGATGTCCAGCGCGTCGCGGATGATAAACTTCTTGAAGTCGCCGAACAGCACGGTCTTGTTTGTCGTCGCGATCGTGCTGGCCATCGAGTTGTTGATAAGCACCGGGTAGCCGAACAGTCGGTTTGGCTCGCCGACGATGTAGCTCTCGGTGAACACGGGACGACCCTGGCCGTCGAGCAGCTTCCGCACCGCAAGCAGCACATTGTCGTGCATCATGAACGCCGCATCGGGACGATACGCCCGATCCAGCGAATGCACCAGATTCAGCAGGTCGTTGGGCGCAATGGCTGCGGCGGCGGCGGAGGTGGCGCCAGCCGAGGCACCCGTCACCAGGCCTTGCGGCTGCGAGGCGCCGGTGCCGGTGGCGAAGTGATCGGCTTGGATGCGGCCGAGTCGCTCGCCAAGCAGGTCACCCAAGAGGGTCGGGATGTCGACGATCGAGTCCTGCATGAGCTCGACCGAGACATTGACCAGCTTGGAGCTGTACTTGTACGAGTTCAGCGTGACCTTGCCGAAAGTGACATCCTGCGAGTTAAACGCGGTGTTCTCGGCGATGATCTCACCCTTCTGGGTGGTGTCATTCACCGTCGGGATGTCGTAGGGGTTGCCGGTGCTGGTGCGGATCACCTGCGCGTACTCGCGGACATTCGCGAAGTACAGGAGCTGCTTTTCCAGCGCGTCGGACAGCGTGGTCGGAACCAAGTGGCCGCCGGCGGTCGTGGTGCCGACGGATTGAGCGCGCTGCTCGATTTCCTTGACCGAACGAGGAGCGGTCGCGTGCAGCGCCACGGACAACGAGCGAGTGTTAAGGTTGAACCCGATCCGCTCAGCGGCGGCGGAATGAGCATCGGTGCAGAGGCCGGACGGCTGGAGCATCCACCCGCGCAACGCCATGCTGCGGTCTTCCTTGGCCTTGCGGTCGTTCAGGTCCGACACATAGGCCGGAGTTTCGATCGGAGCAGGAGCGCTGCGTCGGCGCTCACCGGAAGTGCGCCGCAAGATCGACAAACGAGACTCGAGGTTGTCGAGCCTCAAGCTGTTTTGGCCGACAGCAGGAGCCGCGACAGCATCAGCCTCGTCGGCGTCGTGGTGGTCGTCGCCGGCGACTTCGGCTTCGAGAGCGGCCACGCGGCCGTCGAGCTCGACCACCTTGGCGGTGAGAGCGTCCCAGTCCGCCTGCTCGTCAGGGGTGAGCTCGCGCTTGTTGAGGGACTCGAGCTGCGAGACGAGGAGGCCGCGCTCCTCGATCAGCTTGTCGATCTGCTGAGTACGGTTCATGCGAACCTCCGTTTAAGGGTTAAATACTGCTGCCACTACTAACATCCGAGAGTCACGATCGGCGACCGCGCCGTTTGATTTGCTCGAGGCGCCAGGCGCGCGCTTGCTGGCATCGAGCCAAGTAATGGAACGAGGAGGCGCGCAGCGATCGCAGTGCCACTGATGTGTCCGGATAGGCCGGCATGGCGACGATGGAGACTTCGTGCAGATCCACATCCTTCAGCGTGCGCAAGCGGCCGCCGCCCTCGGCTGTCCCCCATGAGTCGCCACCGCCGGCCACGGTGAACCCAAACGACATCTGCGACACATCGCCGCGCTTCAGCAGCTCGCGCAGGTCGTTGGCATAACTGGTATTTGGCAGGTTGATCTCGACCATCAACCCGCGCTGATCGCTCGACAGGCGCAGCGTGCCGGCGCTTAGCCGGCCGATCACCATGGAGTCGTCGTGGCCGACCAGCGCGCGGACATCAGCTCCGGACTTGAGCGACCGCATGAACGCCGAGGGATCGATCACCTCGCGGAACCCTCCGAGGTCTTCAGACATCGGACCGTAGACTGCGGCATAGCCGACAGCCGTGTTTCCATGTGTGCTGATCGAGCCGCCAGCGCGTCGCTCCATGCTCATGGTTGCGCCTCCTGGAATTGGCCTATTCATCGGTATCGGCCAACATGATTTGCTTGACCAACTTCGTGGCCCACGCCTGCCCGGCATCGCCTCCCCATAGAGCCCAGGCGATGCGGCCGGCCGACGGGTAGCCAGGCTCGCCGAAGCTAAACCCCTCGCCCTGTTTGTCGGCCTCATGGCGGGCAAAATATGAATACATCCTCTGGGCCGTGTCAGGCGAAACATTTCGGCCGTTGCTCAGGTCGCGAGCCCGGGCAACCCCAACTTCAGTTCCTCCCCGGCCATATTTCTCACGCCATGCCAAGCCCTTGGCGGCTTCTTCCCTCACGCCTTGAGGTGGCGAAAAATCAATGTGGTCATATTTTGCCGCAACGGCCCTTGCGCTCTTCGACTCGTCAATAGTCGCCAGGTCGTTGACTGCCTCGTAGATGGGAGGCTCGCCGTCCGTGGTCGGGGTGACTGCAGGAGTAACAGTACCCACGGACGGCGAGCTAGTCGGCGCGCTTGGACCCAATGGCGCTTGGATCGGCTGCATGTTCAGCGGCTGAAGATAACTGTCACCGCCGGCGATCGGGTCGAGGCCTTCCTTGGACCGTATCTCGTTAACGCTGAGCCATCCCCAATTACGACCAATGGCGTAGGCGTTGTACCGTGCCGCCTGATCGGCTCGCAGGAGATCGTCGATCATGTGCTCGGCAAAATAGATCCGGCGCTCGACGCCGGTCAGCAGCTTGGCGTAGATCTCCTGCTCGATGCGCACCAGATATGGCCGGATTGTCTCGGTCAGGAACACAAGGTTTTCCGCCTCCATGGAGGCGTAGCTGGCGCCTTGTCCCCGCAGCTTGCCGACGGGAATGTTGAACCACCTGGCGACTTCCTGGAGCTGGAATTGCCGCGTCTGGAGGAACTGCGCGTCATCAGGAGGGATGCCAAGAGCGTCCCACTTCATGCCTTCTTCGAGGATGGCGACGCGGTGGCTGTTGTTGACGCCTTGGTGCATCCGCTCAAAGTCTTGGCGTAGCCGGCCGCGCGCGTCATCGGATAGCCGGCCTGGATGCGTCAGCACCCCGGATGGCTTGGCTCCGGATCCAAAGAACTTGGCACCAAACCGCTCGGCCGCCATGGTCAGGCCGATGGACTCCCGAGCCATGCGAATGACCGAGTAGCCGACAAGTCCATCGAACCCAAGGCCACGCAAATGGAATATCTCGCTTGGCAGGTACTGGTGCGTACCGACGCGGGGATGGCGGTACTCATAGATAAGCTGGCCGCTGTCATCGCGGCGTGGCGCCATCCAGTCAGGACGCAGGATCGGCAGCGAGAGAATTTCTCCCGTCGGACCTCGCACGACCTCGGCGTAGGCATTCCCATAGGCCAGCACATGACCCATGAGCGTTTCGGCCCACAGCATTGCCGTGATCTCGGGATGCGGCATGCAGTAGAGCAGCTCGTAGAGCGGGTGCTCCGCCGCAACCTTGCGACCCCTGCCGTCTTCCGATCGCTCGTACAGGATCAATGGCAGGGAGCCGACCGTCTCCGAGATGACGCGGATGGCGCACCAGATCGGAGACGACTGCATCGCCGTGGACTCGGTCACCACGACGCCGGCGTCGGAACCACTGCCGCCAAACAGCGTGACAAGCGCCGGGTCGCGCAACGAGAAGGTCGCGCGGCTCTCCCAGCCAATCAAGGATCGCAGTGTGTTGACTAGTCCCATATTGGGAGACTAGCCGGATCCATGCACGATTAGCGGTGGACTGCAATTCCCCAGCCTCGATAGACAGCGCCGAGACGGTCGATCTCAGTCCATGATCGTTTCCAAGCCGCCACTCGCATGTGCGCCGGACCCTCGGACGGACACTGGTAGTACACCGATCCCTCATGGATTCCCGCGACCACGACATAGTGTCCGACGCCGTCACAGCTAAGCAGGCAGATCACCGGCCGGCTAGATGCGGCATGATGCCACAGGTCTCCCATGTCCATTTCGCCAGAAATAACACGCAGTCCGAGGCCTCGCAGCGTCGACTCAATGGCGCGCGGGTCGGTGCCGTCGATCATGTTCGTGGACAGCGGAGCGAGGTCGCCCGGCGTGACCTTGCGACGCAACCGGCGCAAAACGACAAGGACGGCGGTGTACCCGCAATCATGCTCGGCCGACTGGCGCAAGTCAGGCAGCGCGATCACAGCAGCTCGAGCCCCCTGCC